TTCCATAAATTTTTATAAATAAATATCTAAATATTTGATTTTATTTTATCTTTAATCCATATTTAAAACATATGGAACAAGATATTATAAAAAAAGGGCTGCAAAAACTTGCAACCCTTTCTATTATATCAATATAAAATTGATTATCTCAACTCTTGTAAATCAAATGTTCTAACACCATCAACTGTAATTCTACCATAGAAACGGTTGTTAACTAGTTTTTTAGCATATCTTGTCATTATACCTTTAATTGGTGTAAAGTTGAATGGATTATACATTGTTGGTGTTAATTGTAATGGTACATATGGTGCATAGATATAACCAGTATCCAATAATGATGTTCCTTTGTGTCCCATTAACACTTGGTTTGCTGGGAAGTAAGGATCACGATATACTTGGTAACGACCAGCTAATGTTCCAACTCTTTCAATACCCATATTGTATTGGTCTTGGTCTGGAGATGCATTTGATACGTGGAAGTATTCCAAATCATCAAAAATTGCACTAACTTCAGAAGAAACCACAATCCAGTTTGCTCCACCTCTCAATGTTGATTTGTGGATTTGTGCTGATACTTGGTTAATAGTTGTGATTAATGTTTGATTCCAGTCTTTCTGTGTGTAAGGGATAGCATTTGTACCCAATCTCTTCCAACCATTGTAATCCCAACGTAAGTTCCAAGCAGCACCTTTTCTAAGGTCTCTTAAAATTTCTCTATCAATTTCAGCTGCAATTTGCTCTGATAATAAAGCAGTTAATTCTGCTTCAGCATCAATGTTATGGAATGCAGCAACATCTTGTGCCATTTCTGGTGACCATTGTGCTCTTAATTTTCTTTCTGTAACTGAAACAGTAACTGATTGTAAATCAAAAGAAACCTCACCAATTTTATCTTCAAATTCAAGATTTTTATAAACTCTATAAACACATTTTAGTGCATTACCTGCTGCTGTTGAAGATGTAAATGTTGATCCGGTATAACCATCTAAAGAATTTGCACCCACAGTTGCTGGAGTTTGTAAATCAATCTCTAAATATATTTTACCTTCAGCATCACAAATATTATTATAAGTACCACCACCATCAGTATAACTACCAAATGTATGTGATGTTTGTGATCCATATTGCACAATACCTTTTCCATATTTTTGAGTAACAACTCTAAATAAATATGGAGTATTTGTATTACCTGAAGTTGTTGCATTTGTTGATACTCCTAAAACTACTAAACCAGCTAAGAAACTTTCATTATCCATTGGATGACCATCTGGACCAATTAATTTACCTGCGCCATCACCTGTGAATCCAGACATAACAACTAATACATTTCTATAGTCAGTCTGTGCATAAGCAGAAGGAATTAATTCACCATTAGACCAAGCAACAGTAGTTAAATTTGATGTTATAGCAGAATATTGCCCCTTTGAATAGTCATAAAGACCTTCTGGATTTAAACCAGGCTCGCTACCTTCATAAAATCTATCATATAGATTTTTATATGTGTTTGAATCATAACCAGAAGATGGTGTTTGACCAGTTGTTGCATTAGGTGAACCATAAGGTGCCCAATGTTCAGTAGTATTAGTTCTTTCTTGAATTTGAGGTACAAAGAAGAATAATTTACCAATAGGTAAATTCATTGCTTGTACAGAAACAATATCATTTGCCAATAATTTAGAGAATACTCTCCTAACAATTGGGAAAACAACTGTTTCAAATGCACCAGTATCAGATGTACTAGCTGCTTCATTAATAAGATATGATGCCTGGTTTTCATATAACTGTGCAACATTCTCTTTTAAATGGCCTTTTAAGCCTTCAAGGAATCCTAATTTATTCCATTTGTTAATTGTGTCCTCTTTGATAACTTTAAGGTGTTTCAACCCAATATTACCAACAAGACCTGATTCTAATAATGCTCCCATTTTCTATTTTTTTTTATTTATTTTATTAACCTAATTTACCCATCAAATCCTTCATCCTCAAAAATTGAGGATTTTCATAAGTTTTTGATTCAATCAAGTTAGCTGATGAACCTGTTGACGCAACATTTGAAATCTTACGATTAACAGATTCATTTAAAGACGAATTTGAATCTTTTGATAATTCATTGTTAATAGTAGCATACAAGTTTTTAGATTCTTGTAATGTCTGAATATTATCAAATCGTCTTAAAATGTTTATTTTTTCTTTTTTAGTAGTTGAGTGTTCAGTAAACAATCTTGTTGCATATGCTAAATTAGCATTGAAAACTGCAACATCATTTAGTTTCTCTCTAAAAATGTTTAATGATTTTTTATAATCATTATTCTTTTGTTTTAATTCTAAAACTTGGTTTTCCAGAGTTTCTAAATGCAAATTTCTATTTGGTGTAATGCCTTTTTTTAGACCTCTACCTGCTTTACTTCCCATTCCATAAGTTCTTGATGCTTCTTTGGTTTCTTGTTTTTTACCAGTTGTAACTTTTTTCATTTTTCCATCAACATTTGCTGCTGATTTGTCATAGTTAAATTTGGCTTTACCTGTTCCCATTTTTTTAGGACCCTCTTTCATTTTTTCATTAAACCCATTTTTAGCCATCTTGTACTTAAATTTGGAAGTCTTTTTAGCTTCACCTAAATAATTATAATTTTCTCCAATATTACCATCACCACCACTTAAACAACCTTTTTCTTTCAAGTAATCATATATATCAGAAATTGTTGCTTTTGGATGTTTGGCTAAATAATCTGAAGTGCTAAAATTAGAACAATCAAAATCTTCATCATCTTCTATATCAAATTCTTCTTCATCTTCCATATCAAACTCTTCATCATCTTCCATATCAAACTCTTCATCATCTTCTATATCAAACTCTTCTTCATCTTCCATTTCTATTTCATAAATAATATCACTATGTTTATTTGCTTTTTCAAAAATTTTGTCAATTGTTGATTGTGTATCATCTTCATCTAATTCCATATCTTCATCTTCCATACCAAACTCTTCTTCATCTTCCATACCAAACTCTTCATCATCTTCCATATCAAATCCTTCTTCATCTTCCATACCAAACTCTTCTTCATCTTCTATATCTGAACCAAAATCTTCTATTTGTTCTCCCAGTTTTATTAAATATTCAGAATCAGAATCTTCATCAGTTAATGAAATATCATTACCATCCTTTGATATAATTATACCATCTTCATCATCCATTGCTTTAAATACTTTTAAAAGTTCACTTTGTGATGCTCCCCTCATGTCAATCACATCATCATCCATATCTATTTCATCTTCATCTTCTATGTCATCTTCCATATCCATTTCATCCTCATCTTCCATATCCATATCATCTTCCATATCCATATCATCTTCCATATCAATATCAGAATCCATATCCTCTATATCTAAATCAGTTTCATCATCTTCAATATCTTCTTGTTCATTTAAAGATTCTTTAACCAACTCTTCGATTTCTTCCTTCATTGTTGAAGAAAGTATTCCTTTTGCGTTTTCTGCAAGCACATCTTCAATTTGTTTCATTTGAATTAGTGCTTCTTCTACTAAATTTTTTTCAGGTTGCATAATTTTTATTTATTTTTATAATAAATATATCAAAAAGTAAAAAAGTTACTGATTATCACTATTTTTTTTGAAATAAAAAACCCCTAACATTTTTTATGCTAGGGGTTTAAGAGAAAAACAATTAGTTTTTATTGAAAAACTTCATCAATTTTTGATTCTGATACAGAAGTTATCCTCCAATCTTGTGTGAAATTTTTATACTTTTCAGTAACTTTTGCTTCAACATCTGTTACAGAATAACCCTTCACTAGTTTCTCTTCTCTTACTTTTTTCATTTTACCAGTATTCTCATCAGGTAGAGAAAAAGTTAATTTGGCAACAAAGAATTTTTCATCCATAGGTATTGTTTTTTATTTGTTTGTATAAATATAGTTATTTTTTTTGTAAAAATAATGAAAAATAATTAAATTTTTTTATCCTCTATATATTTCACCTTTTATAAATCCAGGCTTAACCATTTCTCTTAATTCCTCATCAGTATATTTTTTTAAATTTGAGTTCACTATAAGTAAATTTTCTCCAACTTTCAAGCCTTTTGGTAATGAGGTTATTTGTGTATCACTTATATTCAATCTACTACCAACTTTTAGCCCTTTAGGTAGTGAAGTTATTTTTGTATTACCCAAATCCAAATATTTGCCAACTTGTAAATTATCTGGTAATGAGGTTATTTTTGCAAAGGTTAATATTAAATCACCATCAACTTTTAATCCAGTTGGTAATGAAGTTAAATTTTCGCAAAAAGCCAAATCTAACCTACCCCTAACATGTAAATTATCTGGTAATGACATTATTTTAGAACCTGATAAATCCAAATCAGGAACAAATTTCAAATCTTTTGGGAGAGTAGTTATATTTGTATCATTCAATTGCAAAGCCTCCCCAATTTTCAATCCTTTTGGTAATGATTTTAATTTGTAACAATTCTTTAAATATAATGCACCCCCAACTTCTAATCCTTCTGGTAATGATGTTAAACTTGTGCAATTGTTTAAATTTAAAAAACCACCAACTTTCAATACTTTTGGTAGGTATTTTAAATTTTTGCAATTATATAAATTCAAATCACCGCCAACTTTTAAGCCTTCTGGTAAGGTTGTTATTGTTGAGTATTGTAAATTCATATCACCAACAACTATCAATCCTATTGGTAAGTATTTTAAGTTTTTACAACCATATAAATCTAAATCTCCTTTAACTTTCAATCCTTGTGGTAATGATGTTAAACTTGTGCAATTAGATAAATTTAAATCACCACCAACTTTTAAACCTTCTGGTATGGATGATAAACTTGTGCAATTTTGTAAATATAAAGAATCCCCAACTTTCAATCCTTGTGGTAAGGATGTTAAACTTGTGCAATTTCTTAAATCCAAAGTACCCTTAATTTCCAATCCTTCTGGTAATGACTTTATTTTACTATTATGTAAATCTAAATCCCCACCAACTTTTAAACCTTCTGGTAATGATGTTAAACTTGTGCAATTTTCTAAATATAAAGAATTCCCAACTTTCAATCCTTGTGGTAATGATGTTAAACTTGTGCAATATCTTAAATCCAAAGTACCCTTAATTTCCAATCCTTCTGGCAAAGATGTTATTTTTGAATTTGCCAAATTTAAATCCCCATTAACAATCAAATCATCTTTTGTTAATGGTTCATTAAAAAACAACTTCCACTTTAAAGTTGCTTTGGCTTTATGTTTTTTGTTTTCTTTATTTTCAATAAAATCAAATATTCTTTTTAATGTTTCTATTTTCATTTTTAATCTCTAATTATTGGACCTTTTATAACACCAGGTTTAACCATATCTCTTAATTCTTTATTTGAATAGTTTTCTAATGGTGTTCCAGCAATCTCCAAACCACCTTTAACTATCAAACCTTTTGGTAATGTTTCTAGTTTTGTAAAGGATAAACCTAACTCCCCCCCAATTTTAACTCCTTGGGGTAATGATTTTATTTGGCTATTAAATAAATTTAAATCCCCACCAACAAACAATCCTTCCCCAATGGAAACTATTCGTTTTGGGGATAATTGAATACTGTCGCCAACTTTTAATCCTTTTGGTAATGAGTTTATGGCATCACAACCAACTATGTTTAAATGACCCCCAACTTGTAAATTATCTGGTAATGAGGTTATTTTTGAAAAGGTTAACATCAAATCACCCTCAACTTTCAAACCATCTGGTAAGGATGTTATTTTTGAATTTTCTAAATTTAAATCACCTTTAACAGTTAAATCTTCTTCTGTTAATGGTATATTATTTTTCAATTTCCAAAATAATGGTTTTTTATGCCCTTCATTTACTTCAAGGAAATTAAATATGTTTTTTAATGTTGCTATTTCCATTATTATCTATTTATTGAACCTTTTATAAATCCTGGTTTAATCATTTCTATTAATTCATCATCTGAATATTCTTCTAATTTTGTTTTATAAATATTTAAGTTATCCCCAACTTTCAAGCCTTTTGGTAATGAGGTTAAACCCCAACATTCAAGTAGCCATAAACTATGTCCAACCTCCAATCCTTCTGGTAATGTTTTTATATTTGATTTTGTTAAATCTAAAATACGTCCAACTTTTAATCCTTTTGGTAATGAAAAAATATATTCACAACTTCCTAAAATTAAATTGCCCCCAACTTTTAAACCTTCTGGTAAAGAACGTATTTCTGATTTTTCTAATACTAAGTGGCTATTAACTATTAAACCTTTTGGTAATGATTTTATATTTGAATATGATAAATCCAATTCTCCCTCAACTTTTAATCCATCTGGTAAGGATGTTATTTTTGAATTTATTAAATTTAAATCACCTTTAACAGTCAAATCTTCTTCTGTTAATGGTATATTATTTTTCATTTTCCAAAATAATGGTAAATTTTGTTTGCTGTTTTCTTTGATAAATTCAAATATCTTTCCTAATGTTTCTTCTTTCATTTTAATATATTTTACCTATGTAACCATCTGGTTTTACCATATTTAATATTTTCTCATCTGACATTCTTCCTAATGGTGTACCAGCAAGCCATATACCCCCACGAACTTTTAAATCTTTTGGTAGGGATTTTAAATTTTCACAATCTTGTAATTCCAAATTGCCACCAACTCTTAAACCTTTTGGCAATTTTTTTATTGGTGTGGCATTTAACAATAAATTACGTTTAACATATAGCCCATCTGGCAATTGTTGTATGTCTTCCCCTTGTAAATCCAAATCACCTTTGACGTGTAATTGTTCTTTAGTAAAGGGGATTTTATTCATCATTTTCCATTTTATGGAGAACTTTTTTTCACTTCCTTCAAGGAAATTAAATATGTTTTTTAATGTTGCTATTTCCATTAATATCTAATTATTGAACCTTTTATATAGCCATCATCCCCAATCATTTCTAATAAACCATTGTCTGAATGTACTGCCAATCTTGATTTCTTAATATTTAAATTACCATTAACTTTTAATCCTTTTGGTAATGAATTTATTGTTGACTTAGATAAATCTAAGTCATTATTTATTGGTAAATTTGGATTAATTATTAATTTGCTGTTAGTTAAAATTCCACTAGTTATTACATCTTTTGGTATTTTATCTATATTAGATAGATAAGTTTTATCTGCGTAGATAATACCCCCAACTTCTAATCCTTTTGGTAGTTTTCCTATACTTGTATAAGATATAACCAGAGAACCACCAACTTTTAATCCTTTTGGTAATGTTCTTATCATAGTATCAGAAATATTTAGCCAACCACCAACTTCTAACCCTTCTGGTAATGTTTTTATTTTACTCTGCCCTAAACTCATATTCCCATAAACTTTCAAGCCTGTTGGTAATGAGGTTATTTTTGAACCTGCTAAATACAAGTTATTTTTTATTGTTAAACTTGAAAGTAGTACATTGGTGTTAGTTATAATTCCTATAGTTTCTATATTTTTTGGTATTTCTACTAAATTAAACATATTTGCATAAATCATACCTCCAACTTTCAATCCTTCTGGTAATGAGGTTATTTTTGAATAATTTAAGTTCAAATCACCTCCAACTTCCAAACCTTTTGGTAATTCTTTTATTTTTGAAATACTCAATATCAAATTACCATTAACTTTTAATCCTTTTGGTAAGGATGTTATTTTTGAATTTGATAAATTCAAACCCCTATTTATTTTTAAATTTGGATTAAGTAATAATTTGGTGTTAGTTATAATTCCTTCAGTTTCTATGTTTTTTGGTATTTCTAATAAATTAAGTAGATTAGAATCTGTTGCATATATAACACCCCCAACTTTCAATCCTTCTGGTAATGAAGTTATTTTTGTATTATCTAAATTCAAATCCCCCCTAACTTTCAAGCCTTTTGGTAAGGATTTTATATTTGAAAATGCTAAAGATAAACCACCTCCAACTTCCAATCCTTCTGGTAAAAATTCTATTTCTGTTGCTCCTAAATTTAAATATCCCCCAACTTTCAATCCTTTTGGTAATTGTGTTATTGTTGAATGTGTCAAATCCAAATTACCTTTATGATTTAACTCTTCTTTTGTTAATGGTTCCTGAATCACAAGTTTCCATAAGAAAGAACCTTTAATTGTTGGTGCTTTTTTTTCTTGATTTTCAATAAAATCAATTATTTTTCTTATTGTTTCTTTTTTCATTTTAAATAACTATCAAGTTTATTCATTAATTTTAATATATTATTTGATGGGTCAATTTTCTTTTCTTCTTCCAATTTCTCGTCATACTTATGTCTATCTTCCTTGTTTGAAAATAGGTATGCCCCTGGTGTTGATGGTGATGAAACCAAATCAAAACAAATCAATTCAAAATCATCTTGAACCTCATTTTTCTCCCCAACTTTTTTAAGTGATCCGACCCCCCTAGAACTGATTCCTAGGCTTACTCCTTGCCTCATTAGATTTGCGGCAACATCACCCTTGGTTGATACAATACCCCTCTCATGGAAGCCAGGAGAAGTTAATAACAATAATTTGCCCATTAGTATATTATTATCCCACCAAATATCTGTTATTAAGTGAGCAACTCTATCTAAGTCAATTAAGGATGATTCGGGGTGATTTAATTCAGAAGTAGATAAACCCTTTTCAATAATTTTTTTGTATCTTTCAGCCTCCCTTTTTAATATTTTTTCAGGATAAGTTCTACCATTTCTATTTGGTACATCATGCTTTTGCAGTACAGCATAAAATTCAAAAGGGTTCTTATAATCTAACTTCTTGTTTTCTTGTATTAAATTAATATTTAATTGGTCTTTGGGATTAATCCACCCAGCATCTGCCTCAATTAATATTCCATGACCAATTTCATTTGCTTCTAGTATTCTTAAACTATTCATATTATATTTTATATAATAAATATATAAAATGTTTTGTTTTATTGAATTAAATCTCTTTTTGTTATGAAAAAATCAAAATATTTGTTTTTTGAAATATTTTTATTATATATTTCTTTTATTATTTTTCTAACAGAGTCTTTTAGTTCAATTGATTTAAAATCAACCCCAACTTTAACAAATAAAGTTATTTCAAGATTCATAAAAGATTTCTTATCCAATGAAATTCCACTATGCCTAATATCCAAATCAACAATTGTTGATTTATGAAATAAATTTAAATCATTGACATCTAATATTGTATGCTTAATATCCCTAGACTGGGTGCAAACAATTTTTTTCCAGTTAGTATAATCATCTTTGGGTTGAACCCAAGATTGGATATTTATGTAAATTGATTTTAATTCAATATAATCAAT